TTCTCATCAAAGTTTAATATAGAAGTTGAAATGACGTGATAAAACAATACAAAAGTCCTAGTGTTAAAGGAGACTATCATGTCTACTTTTCCTGTAGATGACAATGAGTTTGCAGGGTCATTTACAAACCAATATATGGTTTCGTTTGCACCATCCTCAAATGCCCCAATACACTTAGCTTGATTACTTAATGGTGAGTTTAAAAACTCTAACTGAACTATAAGCTCATTACCTTTTGAGTTTTCTACAGCGCCAATTTCAGTTCCTTCTGTTGAACCTAAACGTACATTTAAAGCATCTATATATTCTCCTTGAGGAACTAAGCGTTCATCAACGCTTTTGTTCATACGTCCTTTTATAAAGTTTTTTTGAATCTTAGGCATATTACTTTATCCATTTGTTTTGTCCTCTTAGATTCATTAATAATCGTCCAGGATGTATATTACTCAATCTTAATTTTGCATTCCTTAGAAGCGCTGATTTTTCTTTTCTAGCTCTATTTATAATAAACTCTTGAACGCCAAACTTGCTAGATAAGATAACAAACTTCATATATGCATATATAAACTCTTCAAACAATTTGTTTACGCTAATTTCAGAATCATTTCCATTTTCCATGCCATCTGAAACATATTCTAAAACACAAAGCTCACCTGCCATATCTGAACTAAAGTTAATTACTCCTGACTTTTTATTTATTTTAAATGTAGGATTTTGGTTTGCTGTCTCTGTATTTAATCCATATCTACCTCCAATAGGATATTCAAAATACCAAATGCCGTTATAAAAATAACCCTCCTGTCCATCGTAAGGACTTTGATTGTTTAAATAAATACTTTTTTTACCTCCTGTAATTCTCTGCAAATCAACTGTAGATGTAGATGGTTTTAGTATATTACCATCATGGTCAAATAAAATCCTACAGTTATTGTCTTGAAGATAAGCATCACTCCAATTGGTTTGAATGTTTTCTGTAAGCGGCATAAGCGTGCCGTTTTTATACAATGACAACCTCACCCAATTAACATAATCATGCGGAAGGACGTATCTTAATGTATCACAAACCTCTAACTCTAAAACCTTTATTTCTTTCATTGAATCATAATTCAACTCTTGAATAGCTCGTTTAGCATGAAAGACTATATTGTATCTTTCAATGTTATTTATTAATTTGTCATTTCCGACATACATTAAAATAAAATTTCTAACAATGTCATTTAAGGAAACGTACTGATAGGAACCCCAATTTTCATCTTCTGTATTTGGATTCCCTGTATTTTCGTAATACTGATATTCTGTTATATATGCCATAATTTATCCTTCTTGTTGGTCTGCTTCCTTTTCTTCGCCCTTTGCGAATTGTGCTAGCTGTATTTCTCGTATAGACATTCCTGCGTATTGTAAAATTTTATTTACCAAATTAGTTTGGTCAGAATCAGGTAGTTCAAAATCTTGATAGTCAGGAGCTGTCTCGTCAAAACTAGGCTCTCCTCCTGTAATAACGTTAAAGTAAGTCCAATTAGGGTCTCTAGGATATCTAATATACTGACCTATAACCGTTCCCTCTGTAGTAATGGTGTTTGGGTAAACAGTAATTGTATTTCCAAATACCGCAGTTGTTGCACCCCCCAAAACATATGCAGGAAATGTTGCATTAGGTTGAGTTAAATGTGATGAGTTTAAGTAAAATATTTTATTCTGAGAAACTCTTTCAACTTCCGTTATGTTTGATGTGCTTACTACCGCATAGCCCTGAAAGTTTGTGTCAATTACATTGGCAGACAACTCTAGCTGACTAGGACTAGACACACTAACAACAAAAGCACTAGCCCCTGTGGTTGGAATAGTTGGGTCAATAGGGTTGACAACATTTGTAACTAACATCCCTGGTTGAACTCCAGCTGATATAAAGTTTGCATTTTGGTCAATTAATCTATTTGTAGCAACTATAGTTGACGATCCGCTAGTTATGAGGTTAGGATAATAATTTATCTTATTCATAAGATAGTAGTCTTCAGGTAATTGGTAATTACTTAAGCCACTATTCAATAAGGCTCTTGTAGATGAAAAACTATCTACCACTTCTTCTATTCCTTTTAATATATCTGCATAACCTGAACCTGACACTCTCGCATTTTGTTTTACTGTTTGCGAGTTATATTGATAAAAATAATCTTCAAAAATATCTAACTGAGCCTGCTTTGCGTATAAGTTAAAATCAGCAGGGGTTATGTAACCAAAATTGTTTTTATTTGCGATAGAAAGGACGGTAGCTCTTACTGTATTTATCATGCCTAATTAATCTTTTTACAAAGATACAAAAAAAGGGGCTTCAAATTTTTGAAACCCCCTTTGGTTGGTTAGTCGTTTATATGCTATAGTTTATCCTCTAATATTCTCATAACTTCTAAACCTTCATCACTTTGAAGAAATGAAGCTAATATAAATAATGGGTCTTCACCATAAGGTACTGTAAGAAGTTTTTTCTTATTTCCTTTTATATTAAAGTAAACGTCTTTTTTGTTTTTAAGAACCAATAATCCTTCACTAAAAAACTTAGCACACTTGTTTTGTAATGTTAATAATGGGTCATTTAATGATTCCATAAAATCCATAGGGTATCTTCCTGCAAATAATCTAACATCTCTTTTTAATTCTGCCGTAGTTAAGTTGTCAACTCGTAATCCTATCACAACTCTAGCAACCGTCTCAAGCATTTCAACATCTAAATCTTTTGCCATTAATTGAGCCTCTAAAGCCAAATCTAATTGATCAACATCTACAGATGCATCTTTTTCTCTATCCACCTCAATAAAAGACTTTCCGTTTTGAGGATGATAAGCTAAAAATTTTTGTAATACTTGGTTCTCTTTTGAAACTCTTAAAAAGCCATCTTCAAAAATAATTGGCTCTAATATAGCTGTTCCATCTTGTTCATCTTCAAAAGTACTTTTTTGGTTTTTAGCGTATCTTAAAGAGCGATTTGTTCCTGTTTCCTCATCAAAGTAAAGGAGGCTGCTTCTTTTAGTATTTCTTGAAGGAATTGTATAGCTCAATGGAGCTTTTTCTTTGGTAAGTTTGTAGCTTTTATCTACAAAAGTTTTTTTATTTTTTTTCATTTGATTTTAATTTAATTTTAATAAAAGTAATAATTACCCTCGTCATTTCAACGAGGGCAACTACTACATGATTATACTCTTATCTTATTTAAAGATAAAGAAGTTGTTAGCACCTAAAGTACATAAAGCTCTTTCAGATAAGAAGTTCACTTCCATAGCATCTAAGCTAGAAGTTGAAGCTCCACCTGCTGAACCTGTAATCCAAGTTTTGTAACGTCTGTCTTCAGTTTCTGAAGCTCTGTAACGAACGTGTAAGAAAGGACGCTTAGCATTCTTTCCTAATACTTGGTCGTATACAGTTGTAGAACCTGCAGGTACTAATACCCCATTGATAGCTCCACCAACGATATCACCACGCATTGTTGGGTCGTTAAGATATTTCCAGTCTGTTTTGTAGAAATCATATCCTCTACGGAATCCAGTGAATCCAAGATTCAATGCCATTTCCACGTCATTGTCAAATAGACCATAAGAAGTACCATTAACATTATTGCCTTGAGCAGCACCATTAAGCTGAGCTAACATGTCATCAACGTCAAATCCAAACTCACGATTTAAGAAAATTACGTTTTCTTCAATAGAACCTTGCTTGTCAAGTCTTTGAATGATTGCATCGAAATCTGCAAGAGTTGTTGGGTTACCACCACTCCATACATTTCCTCGGTCTTCAATAACATAGAAAAGTCCTTCCGAACCTTTGTTACCTACACCAGCTGCATAACCTTGTACACCTGACTGAATAGCTGCTACACCAGAGCCTGCTTCTGCAGGTACTGCTTCAACCATAGCTGTTTCTAGATAATCTTCAAAACGAAGTCTAGTTTCATGCTCTGATTTTAAATACCATAAGTATCCTGTAGCACCGTTTTCAGTAGTTACTTCAATCCATCCAATCTGAGCCATGTCAGATCCGCTAACTGCGTAGTGGTCTTTAATGATGATTGGTGAATTTTCAAAAATACTGTCATCAGCTTCTAATTGTCCTTGCATTCCGCTAGTTCCTTTTTGAAACTCAGAACCATAGATAAACAATGAACATTTTACTCCATTAGCCATTGCTTGACCTGCTGCCTCATAATATGCTACGTCAATTGTTCCAGCTCCTGTGTCAACATCAGTAATGATTGCCTTGTTGCTGTTAACTGAATTAATTGAGCTATCAGATAACATAACTGTTTGTCCAATTCTTAATGCAATTGAACCTGAACCAGGTACTAGCACATCGTTAATTGTCAAAGTAGCTGTAAGAGAACCTGCTATTTGAGCTGATTCAACGTCTACATATTTAGTGTGTAATCTTCCTTGCTCTGCCCATTTAATAAGGTCAGAGTTAGTAGGCATTTCAGCGCCTACCATTCTTAAGAATGATGCTACTGTACGATTACCATAACGCTCGAATTCTTTTTCGTAAGTATCAGGAAGATACTGATTTAAGAAATCAAAGTTGGTAATGTAGTTTGTTTGTAATAAAACCTGTTCTGAACTTGGTTGCAAGTCAAACCCAGGTACTGCATCTACTGCCATAATTTTTAATTTTTAAGTTTTTACTTTTTTTTACTTTTAATCTTTAATCCTCTTCCGCTAGAGTCCGAAACTTGTCTTGCCTTGAAACCTGTATCTCCAATTGATTGAGGTGTTTGCCTAATGTTCATGTTGACGTTTTTACTTTTTTTAGTAACATCACCAATTGCATCTGCTTTACCCTGCTCGTAGAAATAATTTGCAAATCTTTGAGGATTCATAGCCGCACTTAATGCAGTATGCCATCCCTTAGCATCACTTATCAAACCATCTTCGCCTACATATTTTTTGACGAAATTGTTTAGGTCGCTTTGCTTAGATTTCATTTCATTAACATCACCATAAGAATACTTTACTTTTTTGTCTCCTACTTCGAACTCAAAACCTTTGAACTCAGGATTAAAAACTTCATTTGTCTTCTTTAAGAAAAACTCATTTTTCCTTTGGTTAGCCTCTAATGCAGATTTAGATTCTTTTATATAACTTCTATAAGCCTCGATTTCTTTATTTTGTTTTTCAGAAATAGCGCTCCCACTTGACTCAAGAGGAACTCTGTATTTTTCCTTAAACTCATTAAGATATTTCTTAGCTTTTGAAAGCTCTCGTTTTTTAGCTATATTTTTCTTTTTAATATCTTTCTCATCGTCAAGTTCTTGATCGTAAGAAAATTTTTCATCCATTAAATAAT